CCCGGATTAGACTTACGACTCACCATAAGTGAGACCTGCTAACCTGGACACACGCCAACCCCTTTAGTGTCCGACTCTGAACCTCATTGATGCAGAACCACATGGGAGTGTTAGTAAAGTACAACACACTCATCGTTTAACGCATCAAAACGAAGGACCGCAACACGGTCCACCATCCACACTGTCGCGCCGCGAGAGCCCAGGTATCCATGGATAGACATCTTCCTCGACGTCCAGTTTCGCACTGGTAGGCCCCATAAGCTCACGATGAGCTCTAGACCAGAACACTTGATTACGCTTTAAGGCATCATCAAACAAAGCCTCCACATGGTCGCTGCACCATTCATTATACACATTGTGTGATGAACGACGCACCTTCCACTGTGGGGACAAAAGATTGATGAACGTCAAATAGCGTTCAAAGTCCGGTAAAACTAGTTGGGGAACGTTACGGAAAACATAACTTAATCCATTAACACCCAGGATATCTTGAGTATTACATCTAAAAATCCATTGACTCTCAGGCTTTAAGAAGACTGGTGATCGTGCAGAAAAGCACCCTACATCTCGTTTCAAGCAGTTCATAATACATCGGTCAGTAAACGAGATCTCGCATTCGCTCTCTAAATCCTCAGGAATTAGCTCTAAGCCCCCAAATATACGTGGTACATACCACGGCAAACGACTTTCTTTAATTATGGTCAGGTTTTTCTTCCAAAAGAAGGAATTAACCCTCTGAAGGAGACCCGGCCACAGTCGCTCACTGGGGCACTCCGCCAGGACAGCGTCCTGACGCGCTCGCAAACTCGCAACGGCAAAATAATTGTCAGTAGTGACAGTCGTTGAACGAGCTTGGCCTGCGATGACACGCATGAGCAAAGTGGGAACACGCCGGAAATGGCACCAGTACGGTACCAACTCAGGCCAGTCGGACTCTGAAGACTGAACTTCAAAGTCATAACGTATATAAGGTTTAACCCGAACAAAATTTGTTGAATTGATTTGCAACATATCTCGATCGCGAAAAACCTTACCGACTGAAGGCTCTAAGCCACACAAGTTTCCACAAATGGACCAAATATCATAAACATTTTTGTTACCAAGGAACACACAATCATCCCCATTAATGAGAAGAGGGAGGTTCCTTAAGGAACGTAGTCCATAATGCCCATTTTCTAGAGCCATGCCACAAATAGCAGCATTAGCTACACAAAGTACAATGAAGCTTGTGACTGAACCCATCAATTGACCATTTTGTTGTGGATATTCCACAGAATACTCTGAATGCCGTTCATAGGCATTCTCCTTTACACAACCAAACTCCTCTTTGAGGATATGCTTGGTAAGGGAAGAGATAAATAGATCCGAGAATCTCGGACCTAATTTCATGGTCATACTAATGGTTTCAGCCACAGCCTCACTAACTCGTGAGCTAAGACAATTCGTGGCATCACTATAGTCTCCGCTAATAAATTTTAAGCGGTCATCTAAGAACCTATTGAAAACCTTTAAATTATCTACGGAGATAGGTTCACCGATAAGAGCAAAAGTAGGATGGCGTCTCATATGCCCATGCAAAATGCGCTGTAGCGCCTTAAGCACGAAGGTCCGAAAGGGCTGGGACTTCGAGATCACACGTACCTTAAGAGCTTCCGCAAGAGCTACTAATGAAACCAAATTTGGTTCCTCACTGGCCAACCCTAGTGCTTTGGTAAAGATATCGTGAAAGACTTGTCTAACACGAATCTCAGACCATGACACTTCCGTCGCCCACTGAGGATTCATTTTGTAGCCTGTATGGAAACTCGTTCCGTTACGTACGACAACACGAAGCTCCAAAAGACGCTCCATGTCCGGATAAAGGCCACTTTCAATAAAGGCCTCAATAAACTCTTTCATTTCCGGATCATCGTAGAATGCACCTACACAACCACCACCTCCACGGGATACAACATAATTCGCCGAAGTAGACGGGAAGAACACATCCATAGCCATCTCTTCCTTCCACTGGACCCCTTCAAAAATTTCAAAGGTCCGCCTACGACACTCCATCAAAATATACTCCATCGTATAGATTCCATGTCCAACCTTACGGTAGACATAGGGGCAAGATGACTCGATAGAATCGAAGTCAATCGTCTGTATATCGACGATCCGGTCCACAACTGGACCATCCTTGCCGACGAGAGCTATACGACTTTGAGTGCCATAGGCCGCGGAAGTACTTAACTTCTTCGGACGCACAAAAACTTTTTCCTTCATATCATTAAGTGCGTACTTCATACGTTCCTCGGACGGAAGGTCACAAATGCCTTTAAGGCGGGTTTGCACCGTAGCAGAAAAGATGTCCCAACGATTGGGCCGTGGCATATTGCCATATTTTCTTTTCAAGCTAAGTAAAAACCTATGACCGCGTCCAAGGAGAATGTATCCCGGCTTCAACCCGACATATTTTCGGAAGTCGGGTAGTTCTTGATCGTTGTGAAAAGAGAAAGCACAACTAAACGCCATTTTAAAAATGTCAATCCAGGCGTCCGGTTTTTGAACGTGAACCGATAGATCAAGATAATATGCGACAGTCGCGTCGAGGACATATCCTTCAGCATTAAAGCCGAAGAGCTTAAAAGTCTCAACGACGCGCTCTAAACACGTAGCAACCTTACAGGAGTACTGGTCTCTTATTTGGGAGGTCAGGGATGTGCCCTCGGGCTCACCTTGGATCCTAACCGAATGGTTATCAGTACTGGCAGTCAGTCCTCTGCCTTGGGACTGGGCGGATTGGGTTTTCAAAATCCACCGTTCTGGCGCAAAACCACGCGCCGGAGCGGAACCCCGCTCGGGTCTAGTACGTTTATCCGATTGCT